AAGGATTAAGCCACGGTTGGCCCATTCAGCCAACATTAAATTGATAGATCTTCTAGCTGTTTTTAAGTCGTAACCTGTTCTTAATTCTACGCCACAACGTTCAAACGCTTCTTCAATAAACTCGGTAACGTTTGGTTCAAAATTAGTACTACCTGAAGTTGCCATTTAATCATCCTCGTCATATAAATTATTGAAAGTTATCTTTGGATCTAAATAACTTTCGTGTCCTTCAGCTGAGTGAACCCATTGTGATGGCATAAAATCTGGAGCACCTTCTCCAGTTCGCCATAAGGCTGGGCTTGTTGCTCTAACTCTATTGTTAGGTAAAGCAACAAAGTTGCCTGTCCACTTGCCAGCGTCAGTTAAATATAACACATGTGATTGTTTATGTTGAGCAGGATCATCAGCTATTTCGTTGTTTGTGTAATCAACTGTAAATAAATATTTACCCGTATAGAACTCGCCATCTATTTTACAGATCCAAGGACTAGAGCTGACTCGATCCATAATAATTACTGAGTGATCTCTTGATTCACAATCCCAAGGTTGAGCAATGTGATCTTCCATTGGCTCTGGCCATTGTTCTACTGGTATATCAGCAACCAATGCTTGAATAGGCATTCTAGCCCACATGGCACCACCATGGATGTTACCTTCTTGCCAATCTTCATCATCGATTTCGCAACCAGTAAATACTACCTGAAAAGATAAAGATCGATCTGGAATGGTGTTAACAGCAATAGCATAGGCATGAATAAACTCACCATGATAATCGGTATGATTACAGGTAAACTCTCTCCTTACCCAACACCTAAAATACGGGATGTTACTAATTAAGTTTGACACTAATTATTTTTTATTTTTTTCCTGTTCTCTGTTTTTTTCTTTTTGAATCACTTATTCCTTTTTGTTGTTTTCTATATGCCTCACTATGGTCATAAACAAGTATTGGTGGAGACTTCATTGCATAAACATCGATTCCGTTTGGTTTAAGTAATCCTTTTTTATTTAGATCTTTTTTTCTTACCTTTGGTGTTGTTTTAGCTTTTGTTGTTGTTTTAGACATACCACCTTTGGCATATCCTTTAGTTTTTTTAGCCATACCACCCTTGGCATAACCCTTAGTGCCTTTAGCCATGCCTCCTTTAGCGTACCCTTTAGTCTTTTTAGCCATGCCACCTTTAGCGTAGCCTTTGGTTTTCTTAGTCATACCGCCTTTGGCATAACCTTTGGTTTTTTTTGACATACCGCCTTTAGCATAGCCCTTAGTTTTTTTTGCCATGCCACCCATGGCGTAACCTTTTGTTTTTTTATAAACCATTTAACACCTCTTATGCGTAAGTTTTAACTAACTCTAAAATTATCGAATAAGTGTTACCACTACTAGCACTAACTGTAGTGAAATCTATATCACCAGTTTTACCAGATCCTGCGTTGTTTGGGATCCCAGTAAATACTTCGTCGTAATATTCATCACCTGTGCTATCTGCTGGTAGGCCAGTTATCAAGACATTGGTAGAAGCATCAAATTCGATGTTTACTCCCATGCCTCGACAAGCCCACCAAATCTTAGCTACTTTAACGCCAGTGCAAGTAGCACCTTGGCTATTAGCAGCTAAAGCAGATACATCGACTTTTTTTACCGCCGACTCACCAGTGCCATCGCTGACATTGGTGAATTTTAAAATTGCGATCTTATCGCCATCGGCTATGGTTTGTGACGTTACTGTATCAGCCATAATTTACTCCTGATTATGCGTCAGCAAATGGTGTAACTATAGTGCCTGAGCCTAAGATTAAACCTTCGACAGCATATTTGTTATCAGCTATTGCAGTAACTTTTACGATACTACCGGCTAATCCACCTTTAGTAGAACCATTCATAGTAATAACATCATTGGATGCGCCAGAGATAAAAGTTTTACCTGTGGCATCGTCTACACCTGTGTAAAGGCCACCAACAAATTTGTCAGTACCGTCAGTTAAGATGTCCATATCAGTCGCTGCTGTTTCTACTACAAAGAAATAAGTAGCACCTAAATTATTTAATTGATTAGGATCTGTAGGATCGCTAGGACTAGTTGCTACGATAGTAGGTAAAGTGAATTTACCATCAGCGTCGTTAGTCGTTAAAATTTTACCAGCGTGAGCTTCAACAGTTAAAGTTGTGTCTGCCGTTAGGCTGACTACTGATGAACTACCAGCTGAGATAAATCCAGCAAGTGATTTTACTGGTCCTGAGAATGTACTTTTTGCCATAATTTCCTCCGTTGGAAATAAGTTTTATAGTCTTGGCTTGTCTGCTAGGTCAGTCTATAAAACAATTGTTACCCTAGTGCTTTCGATTATAAACAAAAAAAAAGGGGTAAACAATGTTTACCCCTGATTTTAATCTCACTGAGTTATAAAGTAGAGATCAAGACTTCTTTAAGATCTGTTAGAACTATGCTCCTGGTGAGCCAAAGACAGCTCTTGGATTAGAAAATCCAAAAGAATATCTTTCTCTCGCCTTGAAACGCATGTTGCCAGTATCGAAATCACCTTCCATTGCAGTTGACAAAGGAGTTCTTTCAAAATGTTTAAACCCATCAGGGCAATCAGTTTTGATAAAGAACGCATCTGTATCTGTTAAGAAGTGATTTACGACGTAGCCTTCAGGAACCATACCCATGTTTCTTACTGCATTGATATCGTTATCTGAAGTGCCAACTCTTCCTGGAGTGTCCATAAGCCTATCAGCAACAAACTGTAGATTTGTAGGAACGATAAGTTTCATACCTCTAAGAGCCAAGATCATGTCTCGGTCATCTTTGAAGTTAGCTATATCGATCAATGAATTTTCTAATGAAGTTTCATTCAAATCAGCAGCTGTGCTTAGCTCATTGGATAACGTGCCACCACTAGCTAATGGGTGGTCAGTAGCACAAAGCTCCTTACCATCACCACCAGTAAAACTAGAATTAAAAGCGTTGTTTAAGATTGATGCAGCTTTAACTTGTTTTGTGTGAGCCATACTTCTAGCTAATGCTTTAGTATATCTCGCACCAAGTCTGTCATATAAGTTATCTTCGATAGCTTCCTCAGTAAGAGCAAATGCTAAAGCAATTGTCTCATGAGTGTATCTAGCACTATATGATTCTGAAGCCGTATCAAAACTTACGCCTTGGCCTTCTACTTTTGTAGGGGCGTTACCAAAACCAACGAGTAATACATCTTCTTCAAACGCTCTGTCAGAAGAAACTGTGTCGTAGATTTCGGCGTGCTCGTTTTCGTATCTTTGATACTCCATTCCGAAAAGCGCGTTCAAACCAGGCTCTAATTCTTTCGCTAATTGTGCTCTAGATATTGCCATGTGTTAAACCTCTTACGCTAAGCCAGCGCTTTTAGCACCCATAACGTGATTTTGAATAACCACAATTACGTTCGTGCCAACGCTAGACGTATCGGAATTTTCTGGATCTTGAGAAATGTCAATAGCTTTCAACGGTAAAGTTGCTGTAGTAGCACCAGTTGAAGTGTCTAATTGCATGTTAGAAGTTCCAGATTTAGTATCGCCAACAGGTGATGAATCAACTATGTCAAAGTTACCAAACAAATCAGTGACGGGAAAAGCCTCGTCCGATTGAATAGTAAATTGAACCATAGGATCATCAATTACGTTAGCAACGATGTCGCTTGCAGCAATACTACCAGGATAATGGTTTTTAAATACTTGTTCACCAGTTGTTGGATCAGTGTATGAGACACCATTAAAGACACCAACGATAGGTACAGTACCTGAAGCAGCATGTCTGCCTATTGTTCCAGCAGTAAGTTGTGTTACCAAATCACCTTGGAAAATAGCAGTAGTCGCGCCGCTCGCGATTCTGTATCTTTGTTGGCCGCCTGTAAATGGAGTGCCACCGATTTTACGAACTGGGATCAGACCCATTTTTGTAGTTTCGTTTGCCATGTTTTTTCGACGTTAAATTCCAAACGGTTAAAATTCAGAAGAACTATTTAGTTCCTCCACCAAATGTTACCTTGCTCTTTCTATCTCTAGAGATAGGAATAGCAGGATTTTCTTCACGCATTAAATCGTTATCTACAGCTGTCATTTGATTTGCAGTTTGTTGTTGATAATACTGATCTCGTTGTTCGACAACATCTTCGTCTATTTTGCAGAGTATCAACCCACCGACACCGACAACCCCAGCATGACGACCTTCATCAATTGTAGGGTAATCGTAACCAGGAACCTCTTCCGGTCTGACTGGCTCCCAACCTTCTCTAAATCTTTTAGAGACGTTGCTTCGATCATCAAAACCTAGGACCTCAGCTCTGATCCAACGATACTTAACCCCAGGGGGTGGATCATTTGGAACAGCAAGCATACTTGGAGGAGTCCAAGGTTGCTTGGCTTTTTTAGTTTCCCTAGTTTCTTCCGATCTAGGAGTTTTGTTTACTTTTTTAGTTTCCTTATTCACGATTTTTGTAACCTCGCTTTTTGTATTGCGTAATCTTTAAATGAAACGCCTAAACGTTTCGCCAATCTTTGCTCGCTTGGAGAAAGCTCCACTCGATTACTAGGTTTGCGTCCACTTGATGTAGTGCGTGATGGTGAAGCAACCGTCTGGACGGGTTTTTGGTCAGCTTCCACGTTTTTAAATTTGTTAGGCAATTCTTGTTTTAGCCTATCGTCGAGTTCATTGTAGTACTCATCTGAATTTAAATCAAAACCTTCGTTCGCTAAATTTTCATGAATTGATAAAGCCACGTTGGTCATAATACGATCTTGCCCAAACCAATCGTTCTTACTAGCCCAAGCTTGGGCCTTGGGTGATGGTTGAGCATACTCATCAATCTCTGGTTGTTCTTCAGAAATTGGCGATTCCTCTGTTGGAGCAGTTTGAATATTATCCATTCTGGATCTTGCTTCACTTGCTTCAATGTATTTCTTTTCAGCAATAGCAGTGCTCAAAGCT